TCTACTCCCACCCTCATTTGAGAAGCAGTTATACCAAGAAAATCTTTTCCCACTGAATACTGTACATTTGGATAAACTATTACTTCACTATTAGGTACTAAAGCCCTTCCCTCTATAGTTATAGTGGATACCTGGGGAGTATCACTAGCAGCCTCTGGCCGAGTTAATTTTACTTTTGTTTGACACCATTTTTTATGTCGGTAATGACTCAAAACAGAATTAGAAAATTGAGAAGCATTAGCCCAAGCAACATCTCCCAATTCACTCCCTACTGTAGCTGAACGCAAATATACAGCTACTTCTCCTTCCCCTGTTATTTGATCCCAAAATAATCTAAACAAAGTGTCCTTAACTGGATGGGAGGTGTTTTTTGAAGCTGAAACCCAACTCCCTCTTGTAGCTCCAGCACTAAGGGAAAAAGTATTGCCTGAGATATCAATATTATTTTTTGTTCCCGATGTTCCTCCTGATAGAGAAGTTTTTCTCATACTAAGACAAAAAGCCATCTGAGCTCTTGATGTGGCTGCCTCTGCAATTATATAGCTATTTGATACAGGTATTGCCAATTTTCAAATCTCTTCTAAGGTTATTCTTCCATTATATAAATTCTTGTAATAAATCCCCCAATCAGAATAAAAAAAATTAAATCCACCAAGCCAGGCAAAAGTCCCTGTTTTAGAAGCATTATTCTGCTTGTCATAAAAATCTAAACTTGTTCTAGCATTTTTCCAAATAGTAGCAAACTGATTTCTCTGTGTAGCTCCTATATCCTCAAATTCCAAATCTATTGTTTTCTTGTATGTGGCTGTACTATATACTCTTAGGGTACCATCGTCTGCTCTCTCAAAATTCTCAAAGGGATCAACTATTGCAGGAGCCATCTGACTAAAATCTTTTACAAATATATAACTACTAGCCCCACTCCGCCAAACAAATTTTCCAGCGTCTGACAAAGGCATCTTTTAAAACACCTCCAATCTCCTTCCCAATCCTTCCCCAGTACCCACCAAAACATCTTTTACTACAGGAAATATTTTTCTTCTAACTAATCTATCCCAATCTATTTTATTAGCCGAGCTGGCATCTAGCATTTCATTATTTATTTCTATAGAAAGATTAATAATCTTCCCCCCTAACCCTCCCCCCAACTCATTTCTTATCATACGCACAGAGGAAGGAGTTAAAGGGATTACAGCTTCTCTTAATCCGGGTCTTTCTGACAACAAAGCTGGTACTGGTCTTACTCCTGTAGTTATTCCTCCATGTTGAAAACCAAAAAGACGCATTCTACTAGATAAAGCTTCTCCACTTAATTGTATTCCTGAAACAATATCTAATCCCCTTAAAAAGGCTGCTGCCCAGTTTGCTGTAGCCTCAGTTGATTCAGGTCCTCGTCCTAAAAAAGTACTATACAACCACTCTACTCCTCTTGCAGCCTTTTCCCACCTTTCTGCTTCTCCCATACCACCTAATTGCCCTCTTAGAGTTGTCTGTGCCCCCTGAGCTTCAGCTACAACCCTATTATATTTTTGTTGAGGGGTCTCGCCTATTACAGGGGGAGGAGATGGGGTGGGAGAAGGTACTGGCCACATTCCCTCAGGCCACCAATCTGGCTTTCTAATCCCTACCTCTACTTTTATTGGAACCTGCAAACCCCTTGTTATAGCTGCTTCTACATTTGCCGGAAGAGCTCCTAAAGAAGTTTTTCCCAAGCCCTCTATATCAACTCCTAAATCCCAAATCTCTTTTACTAAATTCTGTACATCCACAGAAGTTGCAGCATTCTCAATCTTTGCATATACTTTTCCAATTTCTATAATAGTATCCTGAGCTGCTTTTAATTGATCCTTAATCATCTGATCGTAAACAGCTGAATACCACATTTCCAATCCTGCTATCCCAGCAATTATGTCCCCTTTTACAGCCGATAAATAACTTAAACTAGATGAGCTTACCCCCGACAAATAATCTATCCTGGTTAATAATTCAGTTTTTGTATTATCCAAAACTCCTCTAATCCCCACAAGCCAATCTCTTATTGATGACAACCAAGTAATAATTTTTTCATTAATATTTATATAGGTGGTATTTAAAGAAGAAAACAAGTCCTGTTGCCTTGCAATTTCCTTTCCCAGAAAAATTGTATTAAGTCTGGAAGCTCTCGTATCTTCAGTCAATAAAAGCTCTTGTCTAGTTTTTAAATCCGTAATATTTACTGTCAAATTTATCATTGATTCTGCTAATTTTTTTTGTAAAGAACCAGCACTCTCATCTAATATCTGAGCTAAGAGCTGAGCAAATCCTGTCTGTTCATCAGTAGAGGCTCCAATACTTTTCAAATAATTTTGTATTTCTATAGAGCTCTTTTCAGCCTGGCCAATCTGGTCAATCAATCCCTTTTCATATGCTTCTTTTTGCCCCCCAAGAATTTTATATTGATCTTCCAACAAACCTTTAATTTTTTCAGCCGATACGGTTTCAAATCCATGATTTTTATTAATTGTATCTATATATTCTTCTCTTAGAGTGTTAATAACACTAATTGATTCCTCTATTGCCTGCAATTGTTTATTACTACCCCCAGTAATAGAGACCCCAATAGTTTTAGCATATTCCTCTAGTAAAGTTAATAAATTTGTTCGGATAAGTTCTTTTTCCGATCCTTCTGAAGTAGTTTTCCACATGCCTATACCAGCTTCTAAATCTTTCTTCAATCTCTCCTTATATGCTTCAGTCCCTCCAGGATAAGTAGATAGTCTCCTCATAATATCATCAAGACTAAAAAAGGTGGCAGATGATGTTTTATATAAATCTTTTAGCTCTCCAGTTAAACCTCCTATTACCTCGGATATAGTATCATAAGCTTCCTTTCCCATATCTTTTAGTTGGTCTAGTATAGCTATCTGAGTCTCTGCATCAGTAGTCTCTCCAAAGCGTTTAATTAAGTCCTGAGCCATTACAGACCAACGATTTATCATAGTCTCAATAGATGGCTCTCCAGCTATCATATCACTTATTAACCATCTTAATTCTCTTATTTTTTCATATTTAGTATTCCGAATAACCTGTATAGTCTTTCTTATTTCTAATAACTGTTCTTTATAACCTTTTAAAACTTCTATCCCTTGTTCTGTAGGAATAAGCTCTCCAGCTTCAATTAAAACTTCTCTTAATCTCTCCCATATATCATTTAAGCTCTGTATACTTCTAGCTCCATAGCCTGCTAACTTACCTGCCTTCTCTCCCATATTAGCCCATTGCATATTCATATCTTTTAATAAATTATAAAAAGCAGCAGCCTCATCATTAGTTATTTTCTGGTCTGCTGCCATCTCACTTATTTGATCGTTCATCTTTTGATACAGATCCATAGTGCCAGCTAATTGATGAGCCTGTCTAACATACTTATCTTGCATATCATAGGAGATGGCCTGTAAAGAAATATTTAATGCTTGTAAAGGGTCTTCAACTTCAGTAGCTTGCTGCCAATATCCAGCAGCTATTGATCTTTTAGATGGGGCTTTTTTCTTCTTTCCAAATAAACCACCTAAAATACTTCCTCCCGCTCCTCCAATTAAAGCCCCTATAGGCCCTCCTATAGCAAAACCAATTCCAGCTCCAATACCTCCTCCAATAGATCCTCCAGTTTTACTTAGTCCCAATAATCCTGCTACTATCCCCCCTCCAAAAGCCCCTATTCCAGCCGCTCCTAATATAGGCCCTAAAGTACCTATTAAGCCTTTTCCACTAACTATCATGGCATCTGCTAACATATCTCCGAGAATAGGTATCTTACCTAATATAGGCCCTATAAATCCCTCCACCGCCTTCCTCATCCCCTCAGGCATAAATCTTCCTAGCCCTAATAAATTTGATACCCCTCCCCCACCACCAGCAACACCACCAGTTGCAGCCCCAGCTATCCCAGGAATGCCCAATACAGAAGTCATTACTGCTACCAATGGATTAGCCGCCATAGATTGTCCTAGTAAAAGCCACTTAGCAAACATCTTAACTAATTCTATAACAAAAGCCTGGCCCATCTTTTTAAACGTATCTGTTATAGTCTCCAAAAATGATTTGGAACTATCCATAGCATTCCCTATCCAATCAAACCATTTATCAATCATAGTATCAACACTTTTAGCCTGCTCAGAAGCTATCTCCCCCTGGCTATTAGATACCTCAATAGACATAGTCTCTGCTGCTTTAGCTATCCTTTCTTCATACTGCTCTATAGTTATAGCTCCAGCATCTACTTGCTTCTGTAATTGTTCTGTTATTAAATCAAAAGACTCATAAACCTGCCGGGAAGTCTCTTTTGCTTCTATTCTAATAACTTCTAGGGAGTCTCCTGATTCCTTAGCAGCTATTTTTGCAGATTCAATTGTAGCTTGATAATACTTTTCATTTATATCCTCTAAACTCTTAAAAGACTCTTCAATTAATGCTATATATTCTTCTACCTCTTTATCAATTATCTCTAATTGATATTTCTCATATTCAGTCAATTCATTAAGTATCTTTTTCTTTTCTATACTATACCATTTATCAAGTTTAATCTTATCTGTTACATATCTAGCAAATTCCTTATAAGCCTCTTCCAACTTAAATAATTCAAATTCTTGGATCGTTGTTGTAGCCTGCATGTAGCTTTCTTGAAACTGTTTTAACACTTTTTCTCTTTCTTCTTTCTCCTCTTCTGTTAAACTTGTAATCCCCTCAATCCCCGCTTCAACCATAGTTTTTATCTCTGCCACAACTCCTTCTACACCCTTCTTAACCCCTAGTCTATCATCTGTTATATCTTGGTTAAGCTCTGATAAAGCTCTTCCCCATAAATCTGCCTCTTTTTCCATTTCAGCCATTCTCTTCCTCCAGGCCTCTTTGGATTCTATCCCCCCTTCCGCCGTCCTGCCTGGCCCCATTAACTTTTTTTGAAACAATAAAAATCTATTATACAACTCCATTGATTTAAGAACAACCCAAGTGAACCCCTGAAAAAAATCCTTCACTCGATCTCTTGACCAACTAAAAGCCTCCCCAATCCCCTTAATTAATAATATACTAGCAGGTCCAAAAGCCTCCCCTATAATTATTCCAAATTTCTTTATCTCTACCCAAGCCGTGCTCAACTCTTCCTTGAAAGAAGCGGTCATTTTTTCTAAAGCAACATCCATAGATTTTGAAGAATTAATATTATCTTCCGTTATTGATTGAAACAATTTAAACTGTTCTCCTGCTAAAGCTGTGGCTGCAACTAAGCCTTCTTTTCTATGAACTAGTTCTCGCAAAGCAAATATATTTCCTCCAGTAGCCTTTTCCATCGCTTTCAAAAGCCCAGCCAATCCCCCTTCTCCAATTACTTTTGCTACATCTATACCAGCTTTTTTAAACCCCTCCAAATTCTGTAACAACGCTCCAAAAAGACCCTCAAGAGCCGTAACTGCCTCCCCAGCAGTTCCAAAGACATAGGTCAAAGCTCCAACAGCTCCAGCCACCTCTTCAAACTTAATCCCTAATTTAACTGCTACAGGCAAGGCTGCTGTAATAGAAGTAGATAGCTCCGCTATCTCAATTCTACCTCTCTTCACTGTCATAAACATTATATCTGCATATTTTTCAGCTTGGTCTATATTTTCTCCATACTGAGCCAATACTCCACTTAATACCTTTACTGATTGAGCCATATCTCCTCTTCCTGCCTTTGCAAATTTAGCAGATGCTTCCGTAAACTTTACGGCTGCCTCGGCTGGAATATCGGAGGACAAAGCCTGATATAGTCCTTTTAGCATTTCTGTTGAATCACCCAAATAAGAAGGTATATCTAAAATCTCTTTCTTAAACTTTTCCATACTAACTCTACTTGTATCTACAAGGGTAGATACATATGTCAATTCATCTTCAAAGTCTCCAAAAGCTTTTATAGCTGCTCCTATACCCGCAACTATAGCCAAGGGAGCCATCCTCCCAATTCTCCGCATAGCCACAGCAGTCTTAGTTCCAGCAGATTCAGCAGAAGCAGACATCTCTTTCATCTTTGCTTTAAAGTCAGAAATATCAGCTCCTACTTTAGCCATCAATTTCTGTTCAGATCCAAATCCCGCCATCCCTTATTATTTCCTTATCTGTTTTGCTGAAAAACTTCTTCCTGCTCCAGACATATTCTTAGTTCTACTTTCTTCCCTTTTCCTCTGTTTTTCTTGTTCTTCCTCCAAATAAGACCTCATCATAAAATAGTAATAATAAGCTTTCCTGATTATTGGAGGCAATAGAAGATACCTATCATAAGTTATCTTTAATATCCTTACGCAGGAATCAATCTCAAAATATAATTGAGAGACTTGAGGAGTAGGATTCAAGGCGGAAGGCCTCTTCAAAAGATATTCAAACAGTTCATCATCCAACCCTACTCCTCTTCTAAGTTTTTTTCCATTTCCTCATCAGCAAACTTAGTTAAATCTCGTATTGCATCAGATATCTGCGTAAATTGCCATCCAGTAAGGCCCATATTCCTTAACACCCTTAGAGCCTCTTCTTTGTTTTGCCTATTAGGATTATCCGGTTCCCAAACAACTACCTTATTTTTTGTTTCCAACCTACAATTCAGCCCATAAAGAATTACTAAATAACCTAATTCAGCATTATAATCCTGAAGTCGTTCCTGATAGGCTTCATCTGTTTCTAAGGCTACTTCTACCCACCGATCTCGCTTTAAACCAGCTTCTCTTCCCTCTTTTGAATTAGCTCTAATCATTACCCTATCAGTAGGAGGCTTAGGCCGCTTATTGGCCAAGGTTTTAACTATCTTTTCCATGTCTACGCTTTTTATAGGAAGGTGCTTTACTTTATTTCCTACCTTTACCTTAGCTGTTCCATACGACTGAAAAACAGATTCCCCCTCTATCAACGAACTAATAACTTCACTAACAGAACTCCCTTCTCCATCAACTATAGGCAAAACATCTTTTCTTCCATACCCTCTTTCTTCTTCTTTTTCCTCTTCCTTTTCCATAAAAACCTCCCAGGGTTTTAAAATTAATCATTACTTACTACTAGCTCCACCGGTAGAAACAGTATTTGGAGTAGTAAAAGCACTCATTGATGTTATTGGACCATAAATCCTTCCAGTGGCAGAGAAACCTATTCCATCTGGATCTGCTGGCCCAAAAAGAATCATCTCTGGAGGAAAAAATACCTCTTTCAATCTCCTACCCCAGTTTGTAGTAGCTCCCGTATAGCGAATCTCTACATTTACTAGCTGCATGGCAGCATCATTATCAAATTTCTTCAGAGTTACTCCTGAAACTTGACTAGTTCCTGCTGTTGTGACCCAATTATGGCTCCCTACTGTCCCACAAATGAGAGCCTGCCACAGAGAATTCCTATTCAAAGCCTCATCTAGCTTCGCAGCGAATGTAAAATCTATTGGAGCCAACACAACATCCTCTGGTCCCTTGACATACTTCATATCTGAAGATATTCGGCCCCGATCTAAAATAAGCCTCTGTTCGGCTCTAGGTCTATTGGCAGGTACTTGTGGATCTGTTTGTACAAACTTAATTCTGTAGCAGAATGGTGTTGCAGTTCCATCATAAATCCTAAGCTCGCCATCGTGGAAACTGTATTGTCTTGGCATTTTAGAAGTCCTCCTTCATACAACTTCTTTTTTATTTTCTTAGGCTTCTAAAGAGCCTTAACAAATCAGCTTATCTTTTTTCTTCTCTCACACTATCATTCTCCCAAACTTAGCAAAATAAAATTCCAATTGTTCTTGGTATCTAAAAAATTTATATTCTCTTAATTTTTCTCCCATCTTTAAAGCATTATTCAAATCCCCTTTCTTTCCATATATTTTCATCATCCTTTCGTATGGAAAATAAGAATAATAAGGAAGATATAAACTCATTTGGCAAGTAGGTACAGTATAACTAGCAGCTAAATTGTAAAACCATAAAGCTTTATCTAAATTATTTTCTTCTTCAAATAAAGCTCCTATCTCCACTAAATGCTCACACCTTCGGGGATCATTAAGGTAAGCAGAAATTAAAATGTCTTTTGCTTTATCTCTTTCTCCCTTCCATTTGTATAGACCAGCTAAAAACAATTTAATTTGGTATCTAGCATCATCCCTCTCACATACTCTAAGAGCATTCTCAAAAGCCTGTATAGCTCCTTCTTCATCACTATCATAAGTTTTCATAACCCCTAAATTATACCAATCATAACTATCATTCTTTGCTAAAGCCTGCTCTGTTAATCCTCTTATAGATATAGCTTTTCTCTGATTAGCTCTCATATTATGTCTAATAACCGGTTGGATATGATCTAATACTATTCCGGGATCATCAATCTTTTTTAAACTATCATAATAATCTTTGCCTAATTTTGAACTTAATGTATTATGAATCTTACGCTCATAAACTATATTTCTATCTGTCCTAAAAATCCTAGGGGCAAGAAACAATAACTGAGGCTCCTCTTCTCCCCACAGAGTTATATTTAAAAAACATACATCTACATCATCCCTAACCTTCAATTCCTTAATATATTTAATTGATTGCTCATTAAGGAACTCATGCCCATCCACCTGAAAAAACCATCTGGTAGAAGCTCTATCCAGAACTATATTTCTTATCCTAGAAAAATCATTACTCCAATCAAATTCAAAATATTCATCCGCCCATTCCTGGGCTATCTCTTGAGTTCCATCATTACTCTTTTTGTCTACACCAAGAATAAAACAATCTGCTATTTCTCTAAGCGACCATAATACTTTATTCAAGGTAGAAGCTTCATTCCACAACATCATTCCTACTGTTAATTTAGTTTCCATCTTTCTCTCAAAATAGGCAAAGAAGCGCCCAAATGATCTGTTAGCTTCTGCTTAATATACTTATCCAGTACTGGGTTATCATGAACTTCTTTTTCAATAAGAGCTTCACAACTATCTCTTACTATTTGTAAAATTCCTTTTGAAGTTTGCTCCCTAAATAATTTTTTATATTCTTTTACCATATTTATCAACTCCATTTCTCTGTTAGCCTACCCCCAAAAAGTATGTTCCATTGTCTTATTCCTGACTCCTCACCACCATCTATCTCCAAATCATTAATAATCTCTCTTACCTGCAAAAGCCCTCTTTGAGGATTGCCGGCAGTATCATAATCATTAATAGGTATGTCTTGAAAAAATAATGCTTCTAAAACCATTTCTTTATCTTTATCTAATTGATATATATTTTTTCTTGCCGGATATTTCTCAAACAAATTAACATTAACTAAAATCTGTATTCTATTACCTTTACTCTCTGCATTATCCACCAAACGACCAAAAGCCCTATCTCCAATTAATACTCTTGTTTGTATCCATCGCTCTAACCCTTCTTCTTTAAAATTGGGTTGGCCCCAATCTATATTCAATCCTGTTATATTCGTAGTAATGTAACTATTAATGCTTTTTTTTATGTTTTCCTGTCTTGATTCTACTGATAGAGTAATACCCATCTACTCTTTCAACCCTTCTAAAAATAATCTAAAATATTCAATTATACTATCTTCTTCTATTACTGGATTTATTTTTAAAAACTTTAGCCTAAAAAGTCTAACCAAATTAAAAAATTCATCCAAGTCATTCTCTATATTTTCTAATTCCTCTTCTTCCTTAACTGCATCAATAGTATCAACTCCTTCTTCCTGAAGAATTATACCTTGTTTTTTAAGATATATCGCTTCTTCTTTTCTATCCACTATCTCTTACTTGCTCCTTTTCCTTTTTTTTGTTTTACTACACACTCCCCTCTTAGCTGTCCGGGGGAATTTTTTTAGGAAAACTCCCTTAGCTATTCTACCTTCTTTAGTCAAGCCAAACCCCGTTACCCCATTAATCTCTTTATTCCATAAGGGTTCGGTTCCTTTGAGCAAATACTTGGCCATCTCCGCTCTCATTTCCTGTACAGGAACAGTAAGCATCAAAAGGGGTTGGAGACGGACTGTTCCTACCTCGTGGTAGATAGCATAAAAAACATTATTCTGAACAAATAAGGTCTTTACACTCATATCTATTCCAAGATTAGGAGCCTTTTCTTTTCCTGTTTTAGGTTCCCAACTACTAGGTCTATGGTAAGATATATGCCATCCGCTCCTCATCCTACCCGTACATACTCTAGTAGTTCTAAGCATAGCCCTTCTTAACAATTCAAAACCTACTTTCTTTACTGAATATTCTACAGAATAATCATACTTTTTAACAAAGGACTGTAGAGCTCTATCAAACATCTTTGTATCCATCTTAAAAGTAATTAAATTTCCTGTAGAGACTCCCTTTGATACCCCAGCCATTCCAAGGCTCCTCCTAATGGGACTATTCCAATATCAAAACCTAAATTGCTATTCTCCATTATCTTCTTTATTCTTCCTATATCCAAATTTGTCGCCAGGGAACCAGGAAATATAAGATTAAATAGATTATATTTACTATCACAGTTCTTTTCTATATAATCCATCAATCCCCAAAAAGGTTGTTTTTCTTCTACAATTAAACTTGGTCTAACATCATGAAGAAAAACTATACAATTATTTCCTACTCTACAAACTCCCAATCTATATAATTCTTCAAATACTATTTGTTTCCTATGATCTCCATCAAGAAAAGCAAAATCAAATTTCTTATCATAATTCCTAGCAAAAAAATTCAAAGAGGATTCTTTAACAAACAAGAAATTTCTAGGACGATAACTGTCTGTTCTATATCTTTCTGGAAAGTTCCTTATATCAGGAAATCTCCTGGGGTCACACGAATAAAAAACCCCTTTTGATTCATTACTTTCCTCTATACCAGCTAAAATCCAACCTGTAGCATATCCATTATTAGTCCCAGCTTCAAATAAATTTTTGGGAGAAAGATATTTAACTGCCTCTCTTAATATTCTCCCTTCATAATCCAAAATTGAAACATGCTCTAATTCCCTTAAATACAAAAAATTCCTCCTCTAAATTTCATAGAAATTTTTACGTTTTTCTTCCTTGAACAAAATACTCCGCCTGACTCATTCTCTTTTCAAAACCTAATACTTGATAAGATTCATACACCTGATAAGTAGCCACTGAGGCAGCCAATATAGTAGCTTGAGTATAAACTTCATTCAGAGCCAATTGGCTATTAACATTCAATATAGTAGATATTCTGTGAAAGGTTCCTTGAGACCTAAACCTTATTCTATGCCCCGGTTTTATATCACTCCAGTCTACACTAGCCCCAGTTACCCAAGTAGCATTTTTATTTATACTTATTGTCCCCCATCTATATATAGATTTATAAATCTCATCCTCTTCCGATCTAGGAGAGACCTTATCTTCAGTTATTCTAAAAATCACGTCTCCTCTCTCTATTACTCCCTGAGCTGCTGCTAATTCCCTTATTGTCATTCCCTTCTCATAAGCCCGGGAATACACATCAGTATAATTATCAGTAATAGTCCCTTGAGAAGCTACTATAGTCTTTCCCATAAATTGCCGATAAACTATAGGAAAACTAATGTCGCTGATAGTGCTTGATAATCTTTTGGATAAATCCCTCGCCCTCTCTCGCACACTCATTAAGGCATTCCTCACACAAGAAAACCCTTAAACCATCCTTAACTTTTGATAATATTATTATGCTAACAGAAATCCAACCAACAGCCTTCTTTTCTGTACAATTATTACAAAGAAAAAAAAGAGGAGGCTCATCTCCATTAATCCTTTTCTTTTCTATCTCAGTAATCAAATTATCTACAATTTCCTTAAAAGATAATCTCATAACCTTTTCACCCAAATAGCATCTTCTATTAATTCCACATCTCTACCAAAACAATCATACACCGCCTGTATAACCCCACAATGCCTCCCATCAGTATAATCTGTATTCAATTCTTTCTCAGTAAACTTTCCTACTTCATCAAAACTCTCACAATCATGTCCACAAAGAATTCCACCATCTTTAACCTTCCATCTATATCCCATAATATCTGCCAATACTTCATTATAAATATGACCGGCATCTATAAAACATATATCTAAACTTTTGTCTCGAATATGATCAAGGGCCTCAAGCCTATCCATCCAAAAAACAGTGACCAATTCCCTCCAAGGTTTAATTCTATCACAAAAGAATTTATGGCCTTGTTCTCTATTATCAAAATTCCATAAATAATTATCTCGCTCTTTAGCCCCTCTATTACCGCAGAAGTAATCTATAGCATAGACCTTTCCATTATTTCTTTTTACTATATCTAAATAAGCTACAGTAGTGTCCCCCTTACCTACCCCTACTTCAGCCACTATCATACCCTCTTTTTGGTATTCTTCTATTAACTTAACAAATCTTTTTATTGGAGGAGGCATTACAAACTATTCCTTCTATAGCTATCTAAAATCCCCTCTACCCACTTAGGAAACATTTTGTCTAAGTCATAATCAAACCTAGCTCCATCAAGACTCTCACTCTTTAAATCTCCTGTTCTTTTTTTCCTGTCCCAACGAAGTTTTATCATCTCACAAGCTGCATCTTTTAAATCGCTAGGCATCTCTGTAGCAGTAAACCCAGCGTGATAATATACCCATACGCTCTGAGGAGCCTCTACAAATCTTCCCCATACATCAGGGGCCTTAGTCAATTCTAGTATACCTTCTTCACCATATAACCGATAATCATCTGTATTAATAGTAGAAACATCCGCTATCCCATCCTCAGTATAATAAGTAGTTAAGAGAGTAGCTACAGAGGCCACGGGATAATTTTTTAAAAAAAGAAATTTTGTCCCGTTCCCATCATATTTACTATCATAAGGAGTCTCTGTAGCTCTATAATAGCCCACATTCAATCTTGTACTCCCAGACTTCTTAAACTTCCTGCCGCAGTAATTCTGTATTTCCCTAGTAACTCCCTCTATCCGCCTATCTATCCAGGTAGCCTGTAGTCTAGTTATATCGGTAGTAGCTAATTCCATATAATCCAGAAAATCTTGTCTAGCTATTATTGCCGATGCCTGAAGATTAGCCATCACTCTTTTCCTTTATTCTATCATCAACCTCTTCACTAAATTTAGTAGCTGAATAAACTTCTTCCTTATAAAAAGGTTCATCCAAAATCATCTGATAAAACTCTTCTAAAGGCTTAATATTTTCTTCCATACTATATTTAGCCCTATTTCCTAATATATTTTGCTGGCAAGTTTCTCTTATCATCCTATCCTTCAAAATTAATTCTATATCATCAAAACTCTTCAATTCTAATCCAAAACCAGTTTCTTCCAACCATTTCCCCATCTTATGAGAATTCATAACCATTACTGGTATCCCAGCACAAATATAATCAAATATTTTGTTCGCAAAAGTACAATTTGCTTGAACATTTTTACTGAACGAACCAAAAAACCCCCATCCAAAAGCACTCATTTCTTTAATCAAATTAGGATATTCTACAGGAGGATGTAGAATAGCTCCAGAACCTTCATATACCTGCCTAGCCTGATTAAAATCTATCCCTACCGGATAGATATGAAATTCATAGCCATAAGATGAAAAAATAAATGCTACAAATCGGTAATCATAATAAGGAAACATTCTTATTGTCTCTACCAACGGATAAACAATATTCCCTTCATACACAATCTTTTTATTAATCTCTTCAGAAGCATTAGGTATAGGATGAATTAAAGGATATACCATATCCATAAAAGAAAAATAAGGTAATAATACTAACGACTTAGGTAGAATAGGTAAAAACCTCAAAACCAATTCAAAAGCTCTCTCTTTAACAGCTTCCTCTGGAAAGATTAAATAAGGACTATTCATTAAAGCAAACAACTCTTCCGAATTAGTTTTCTCAAACCTAACTATATCCAAGTCATGGACATCATAAACAAACTTTTTCTTTCGATCTAATAAAACTGAAATAGCTGTTTTTGGGATTGCTGCCGGTTTACAGTGGACATGATAAATATCCGCCTCCAATCCTTTTAAATATTCTCCCATTTTCTCATCTGAATTAAAAATATAAGTATGATTAAAAAAATCATTATAAGAGTTAGGAGATCTAGTAAGCAGAGAAACACTATGACCATTCATTTTCAAGGCCATACTTTCTTTTACCATCCTCTGATCCCCGTGTCCACAAATCATCAAAATATTCATTAATCCCCCCTGTCTTCTATATGAGACATAAAATTATCGCTGCCAGTCCTCTTTCTCCTCAGAATAAGTCATATTAAATCCCTTTGGACAAAGAGAACTAACTAAATATAAAAAAGTATTATAACTTAAAAGATCATTTTCTTTTTTACCTTCTGTGGTTATAATCCTTATTGGACCAAGTTCTTCTTCCACAGCCTCCTTGCTTATTCTTAATATAGTCATCAATTCGTCTTTTGTTATCATTTTATTTTCTCCTTCTTTAATATATTTCTGGGTCTGGCCATAGAGTCTTAATCCAAAGAACGTTATTAGACGCAAAAACCTCTTTTAAAAATTCTATTACTGGAACTATGCTAATTGGTCTACAAGAAGAGATAGTTATATTTACATAATTGTTTTGTCTCCACCAATGAAATGCACAATGACTTTCTATCATCAACTGAATCCCACTAATACCTTCCTCCGTCTTTACTTGCTCATTAGGAAATTGAAATATCTGAGGTGTTCCATAAGGAGTAAGTCCCGCTTTCAAAGATAGATTTCTTAACAAACTAAAACTAAATTTCTCATCTAATTGTTTTTCAGTTAAAATACTGATAAGCAAGTTTTCTCCTTTTATACATTCTTTTTTCACTCATAAATCCTCCCTACTTAAAATAGTTAATATCTTTTTTGCTGAATCTCCTTTCCCATAAGGACATTCAACCTCCTTTTTAAACCAGAAATGATTGTCTTCAGATAAGAAAGATAATTTTAAAATTCCCTTTTCTCTTCCTAACAACACAGCTAAACCCATTAATACTGACTCTTGCCTCTCAGTATAATCCCTCAGTATATAGCAAGGTTTTCTTAAATAAGCAGCTTCTTCAATTAACCCCCCACTATCAGTTACTACTGCTTCGCAGTTAATTAATAATTTTACCATCTCCTGATAATTTACTGGCTCTATCATCTTCATATACCCAGTATTTTTAAAAAATTTATTCAGTTTTCTATTAGGATTAGTAAGAAATAAAAACCCTTTTTTAATTTTATCAGATACCTCTTTTATTAATGATAACATTCCTTCAAACCTATCCCAACTCTCTCTTCTATGAAGGGAACATAAATAAACACCTCTTTCAAACCCCTCTGATTTTTTTCTTTCTAATTCACTCAAACCTTTCAAAGAATTCATTTCCATCCTCAATCTATCTATAATAGTATTTCCTACAACATAAGTATTTTTTCTCCTATATTTAAAAATAGGGGTACTCTGACAATTTTGTTCAGTAGGACAAAACCAAACACTACTAAGCCTTTCTATCAAGTCTCTATTCTTTTCTTCTGGAAAAGGGTCTTCCTCAAAAGTCCTCAGCCCTGCCTCTACATGGATTACAGGAACCTTATTATAGTATCCCCACAAAGCCCCAGCTAAAGCAGAAAAAGTATCTCCCTGAACCAGGATATAATCATATTCTTTTTGTTTTTGACTAAGAAACCAATCCAAATCATCATATATTGCTCCAATATTATTGGGGGGAAGATTAGATTCTTTAAATTTACTTATTCCATAGTCTGCTTCAAAATCCAAATATTTAGCTTCGTGTTGCAAAGTACAATAACTTTCTACCTTTAAATTAGGAAATTCTTTGGCATAATAAACTAAGGGATAAACCTTTAGACTCTCCGGTCTAGTACCAAAAACTATTAATATCTTTTTCATTCTTACCCTTCGCAAATAGAAATCACAGACATTCTATTCTCTTTATCAAATTACTCATCACCTTTTGAATACCAAACTTGTCATGAACATACTCATATCCTTGTCGAGCAATTTGTTTTGCTTCGGTTCTTCTAAAAGAAGAAAAATCTATAGCGGCTTTTAAAAAGCCATCTTCTCCCTCAATTTTTAAATGCTTTCCATCCAAAAATAAATCAGGATAACTTACTGGTTCAGACAAGCAAAAAACCCCACAACCCAGAATCTCATAAATTCTGCTCTCAGTATTTAATAAATCAGAGTAGTGGATGTTTAGAACTACCTTACAGGAATTAATAAATCTAATTAGATCCTTTCCATATACTTGTTTCCAAGCTAGTTTCAATGAACCAATTGAATATTTACTCACTACTCTTATTAATTCATGCCAAATCTTTATTCTTCTCTGACTTACTGCTCCATAGAACCCTATGTCTGTATCTTTAGGAATATCACAATCTCTTCTGTGGAATAAAGAATCTGCCCCCATCATTGGAAACCATTCTATATTAAGATTTCTAATCTCTTTTAAAAATTTAGTAGATAGAGGACATCCATTCAATATTAAATCAAAATCTTCTAAAGGCTCTATAGCATAAAGTCTAGCCAATGCTTCCTGATTATCTTCAAAACCCTTATAGGGCAAAAATTCAGCATTCCATAATACTTTTTTTCCCCTATATAATCTTAGTAAGTCTCTATCTATCCCTCTCCCCTGAATAAATACAAAATTATCATCTGAAGAAAACTTACCTAGATTAAATTCCTTTATATCTATTATTCTTAAATTCACAAACTCACTAACATGCCTTGCTATTAATCCTTCTATTCCCCAATCATTTCCTAATTTTCCTACTATAACTATGCTCATATTCACCTTATCGATACTAAAGCTTCTACTATTTTATCTTTAAACAGTCTCCAATTCAATACTCGAGTAGAATAATACAAAGAATTTGATCTAAAGAGACTTCTTTTTTCTTTGTCTAAATATAATTCTTCCATAGCTTCTAAAAACTTCTGAGTATCAACAAACACTTCTCTAAAAGCTATCCCATCTTCCCTTTCCCTCTCCTCTACAATTGGAACTAATATCCCATTATATTGATCCTCCACAAACTCATTCCAAGGAGGGTAATCCGGACATATTATAGCTAAACCATTATTTATTGCTTCCAACAAACTCAATCCTAATCCATCTAATTTAGCTGGATAACAATAAACTTCTCCCATATGATAAAGTCCTGGTAAATTCATACTTCCACAAATAACATCAACTCCATCAAAATCTTCTTTATTTTCATTACCCTCGTCTGGATTAAAATACATTTGACAATGAATTAAAAGACTTCCAAAAGCTTCGGGGTGTTTTTTTAAAAAAAGTTTGTATACAGACAGTAGAGTATTTATTCCTTTTCTATCATTTATGCCTCCCCAACCAACATTTTCAAAAAAAACATAAGGTTTTTTTACTGAAATAACCTTATTCTCTTCCTTCATTCCCCATCCTATCCATTTAGCAAGGCAAAGATTCTCCACCATATTAAAAGCTCTTCTAGTAGAGCAAAGAATTAAATCATAAATTTCTAAAGGACTTGGTTTCTTTAACCAATCTTTATGAAGATAATCAAGATAGGAGGCCACCTTAATCCCTATTTTCTTGACCATTTTTACTAATTCCCAATCATACTCCTCATTGAAAAAAACTAAATCTATCTTTTGTTGTTTTATCTTCTCTAAAAACTCAGCTTTCTTCAAATCGTAATAATTGTAATACCAGATATTTTCATCATGCCAACCCCTCCTCCTAAATTCCAATTTAGGCTGATTCCCTATCCCCCCCATTCTTGCATGAATAAACACCTCATGCCCCAATTCTTCAAATACTTTTTTAAATGTTTTAGTTACTTCTGTTTGGCCTCTATGAAACCAAATAGTAGGTAAAGCAATCCTCATTTCTGTTTACCTCTTTTCTCTTCTAATTCTCTTTAGGGGAGGAGGGGAAACAAGAGATTCTTCTCCCTCTATAAAAGTAGGTATTCTTTCTTCTCCTTCTTCTACTCTTTCTTCTTCTATTCGATGTTTAAATATTTTTCTGTTTGTTAAACGAGAATAAACAGGTCTATTTCCTTTTTCCTTACTTCTTCTTATTCGCAACATCTCTTCCTGATGCTCTTTAATAGCTTCTTCGTCGTCCTCAGCTAATATATCTTTATCTGAATAAATAATTTTTACCTTACCATATTTGGCTAAATCAAACGCCTTTTCTTTTAGCATAAATCCCACTGTTGGAAAAGCCCCAAAACCAGCTATAGAATGATAAGGCATAATCTGTATCCGAATCATCTCCTTAGCTTTTTCTTCTTCTTTAGCAATAAACTCCTTAACTACTTCATCTACTGTCCGTCCACTTTCGATAGCTTCTTTCATTAAATCCTTTAATACATCGGATTCCATAAATCCTCCTTTAGTTAGTGTCTTATGGGGGAGGAAAGATTTTTCTCTCTTCCCCCATAAAATTATCATAAACTATTTACTCACACTCAAAGGCAATACTCTCCCTGAACCTACCAGTGCAATACTAAATTGGATGTGAGTACCTCCTCCTCGCTGAACCCTATAGGAACCAGCTATATAGCGTTGAGTAGCATTAATAGGAGTAGCTATTATAGTATTTTTTGTGGTCCTTACCATAGTACTCCCTGCTATAGCTGTCCAACTAGAAGCGTTTGTTCCTGGGTTCTGGAAAAACCTTACAGTCAACGTTCCTACTGACCCAGGCTGACCCGCAGGAGCATATCCTGCCCAACTAGAACCCCTAATTACTATTGCTAAAAGAGATTCATTGATCCCTAAAGTAGCCGTGTCCATAGTAGCACATCTTTTTGATACAGCATTTCTAATTGGACTTCCGGCAAAAACATCCATTACCTTTGTATTTCGGTAAAGATCATCTAAACCCAATATATTTTCTCCTTCTTAGTTCAAAAGATTAATCTTAACTCTGAACAAGATCATCCGCAAAGACAATAGCTGCTTGATGACGCAAACCAAAATCAGATCTAGTTATTCCTCTTAACCAAACCTGATCTGTCTCAAAAGCAGTTCCTGCCTCTGCGCTAGCCTTAATCTCCAAAGTAGCCTTCCGCCCTATTATACATTCTGTAAACATCCCAGCCAGAATATAGGTCAAGGTTGTCCCCCCAGCCTTTACCCTGGTATTACTCACTTGAGTAGTAGTATATACAGGGTAACCTCCTAAAAGATATCCGGCCTTATTAGTCGGGTCCTTGACTATATCCAACATAAACTCCCCAGTATTAGCAGCGGTCTGATTAGCCCTTCTGGAAAGCAATATAGCCAACATCTTTGGCCGCATTATCCATCCTTGCATTACAGCATTTTGCTCCTCCACCGTTCCCACCAGAAGCTGTACATCCTGACTTTCAAAAGTATCTCCATTTCCTCCAGTAGTTGTAGGAGTAAAAGTTGTTATACTTGGGTGGACAATAATCCCCATCGGGGTAGTCTGAGAACCAGACCCAGAAAGCCAGGTTAGATCCTCCTTTTCAGCTATCTTCAAGGCCATATCCTGCCGAATAACTGCCTCTGCAGCTGGAGTAGAGCTACTTATTAGCTCTGAGCTCAACTGTTGAAAAGTAGCTAACTTCTTAGCTCTAAGCAAAAGAGAACCAAACTTAGCATTAGTAGTTATCCGAGTCCGAATATTCTCATTCTCTCCTACCCACTGAGCATCTACTCCAGAAGTCTGCCTAGGAATATCTAGCTGGCCAGATATAGGTAGAGGAACCTCTCTAGCTCCTGCCCTCTGAACAACGACCATTGGCCGAAGCATATCTATTATCTCTGGAGACTGAATAGGCTCTACTAAATACCCACCTAGCTCATCATTAGAAAACCCCAAAACTTTAGCTAGATAGGACTTCACATCCTTCATTTCCACCCCTTTTAAGGGCTCTGCCATCATTTGCTTAATAGAATAAGAAATTGAATCGGGCAATCCATTACAATTCAAAGGGGTAATCCAATAACCAATCTCTGCCTCCTGACCATATCCATACCTAGCCAACTCCTCGTGAACCCCCCGCTCTACCTTAGCTACCTTCCAATCGTGACTTAATTGGGCTTGAATTATTCTCAAAAAAGAATATCCCCCTCTGTCTCCTATTTGTCCCCTAGTAACATAGGGAGCTTGAGCATCAAGGGGATTAAACCTAATCTTTCTCTGATCAACTATCTCCTCTTTTAACTGGGTTAATCTTGAATCAAATTCTTTATTAAGTTCATTTTTAAGCTCTCCCAAAAAGGAGCTTATAGTATCTTTTACTGTGGTCTGGACAAGCTCTACAACCTTTGTTCGAGCCTTATCCTGTTTATCTTTTAAATCGTCTCCCATCCTATCTCCTCTATCCTTTTTTATTTCCTTACAACTTTCCAGGATGGGGATTCTATCTCGATCCCTAAAAATAAATTCTTATTGTGTTCTTTCTCATAATGCTATTGGTAATATACCACCCCCTTTATTGTTTATATTAGATTCCAACAAAAGCAAAGTAGCCAGCAAAAGATTTCCTTTTAAAAATATCTGTACTGTTGTCCTCTTACAAACTCTACACCTACAAGATATTTTCCCATCATATATTTTATATCTAAAAGGCATAACTTTATTACAATCCTTATTCAAGCACTTTACTTGCTTTAAAGTTTCTGCCTCATTATAAATTGACATCCTCTTCCTCTAATAAGAGAGCAAGTACCTCTTCCCAATCCTCTACATCTCCCTCATTATTACCATCTATTATCATTCCTTCTAACTCTTTAATCTCTTCTGCTAATCCCTCTTCTTCTTCTTCCTCCCCAGCAGCCTTAAGTACCTCTTCCAAGTTTTTTATAGCCTCTTTAATCCGAGCCTTGTTCTTAGCATTTAAAACAGCCCCCACTTTTTCTGTAAATTCCTGGACAAACTCTTCGCCATAAGCAGCCCCAGCCATCATAGCATCCATCATACAGCTTCGAGCTTTATCCATATAACCTATTGCTTCCATCATATGATTAATCATCTCGTGTTGATCTTTTGTCTCTTTCAATACTCCTTCATGGGAAGCAAAGACCCAAGAACTATCTCCAATTCTAATTATCCCTTCTCCTTTTTCATCATCTACATCTAACATAAAATCAATTAAATTCTGTTCATCATCATATATATCAATGGCTTTCTTAGGCCCCCCTACTGCCTTTACTTTACAATCATCCATAGGAGTTGTCCTACCAGGATTTATGCAAATTGTTCTTAACCGAGTAAAATCATCTGGATTAGCCTGTCTAAACCGCCAGGATGAGTCAGACTCATCCACCTTATCTGTACGAAAATCATGTTCTTTAGCCCAAGTCTTACAAGTAGCTACATTATCCCACTTGGTCTTAGGAAAGATAAGGGTCTGTACTTCAAATTGTTTCTCTTCTTTTTCCTGTTTTCCTAAAACCCTTTCTAATAATTGATCTAATCCCTCCTGATTAGTTATATCTATTTCTTTTTCTTTCTGCTCCCCCTCTTGTTCTCTACTCTCTTGTCCCTGGCTTTTTTCTTCTGCTTGTTCTTTCCCATACTCACACCCTCCCTTCTCTTTTGCTTCTTCACAGGACTCATGCTTGCATTGTCTAACCGGATAATAAAATGTTTTCCTTTCTTCCAAGAAATCATAAACTTCTAACAAAAACCTCTCTGCTTCTTCATTCATGATTCCTTTATCCTTCATCCACCCTATCTCTTTTCTTATCTCAGTAGAATCAAACTCACTAATATCCCTAATAACACTAGCTGAAGGATTAGCCGGGACGGGGCAAATAGAATATTCCAGTAATTCTTGCCTTAAAAACTCTCTTCTAACAGGCTTCTTTTTATCCCTATCCTGCTCTTCTATCCAATTCTCTTCTAACCCAATAAATCCTACTGAACCACAATTAAGAAATTTATTATTAAAGAGATTAAAAACAGCCTCTCCCAACCCATTTCCCGTCTCCCCAGTAGTGAACAAAATATTTCCTTTCAACTGTTCTCCATCTATTAAGGTCTTTTCTGATCGCCCTATGGGAAGACCTGCATGATTGTGTGCCCAAAGAACTACCGGGTTCTTTTTATAATTCTTTATGTCCCACCCCGCTACTTTTATTACTTCTCTATCCCGGTCTATGGTCTCATCTGAGAAAACCATTTCTATAGTTCTTTTCTTTTCATCTATAGCCTTCAATTCCTGATAAGTAGGCCAAGAAGCCATAACTTCCCTTCCATCTTTTACCCCTATCTTAATTGCCAAATCTATTTCCCCTCTACAATATCCTTTTTAATCATCTTATCTATAAAACTTTCTGGCTTCTTCTTTTTCTTTCCCATTTTCTCTCCTCCCTCTCCTTCTTCTTCATTATATTCTTGTTCTATCAAATCCATTACTTTGTCTAATCTCCGATCCTGCTCTTTATATCCATCTGAACCAGGATCAGCCCTATACATTCCCCCATAAAGTATTTCTCTTAGCTCTTCTCTCATAAATTATTCCTCCTCCTCCTCTTCTTCTTCCTCTATTATTTCTTCCTCAGAAGGCTCTCCCCTGTCATACTCTGGATCATAAGAATCATCCTCCGTCAATTTTGCAGGAAGAACCTTGCCCTCCTCATCCACAAAATTAATTGATTCAATCCAATCTCTAAAATCCTTTTCTTCTTTTTCTTGTTCTACCATTTACAAACCGCCTCCCCCTATTATGTCCCATACCATTGGATCTATATATGCCTTCTTTGCCATAGACGGAGTGTTTTTTAGAAAAAAACTTACTTTTTCCAAAGTGGTTTTTATTATATCCTTTTTTTCTTTGGTAGACAAAACTTTTCCCCCATATTGTTTCAACTCTTCCCTAGCAATACGAGAGCCATGAAAAGTTCTAAAATCCTTAATAGAAAAACTCTTACCAGATATTTCCTTAATATATTTATTGAGTTCATTTGCTGGAATATCAGGAAAAAGCCTCTCTCCTATTTGCACTTGACTTTGCCTAGCTTTTAACCAAGTAGCCAAAACATTATCTTCTAATTCATAATGAGCGGGTATACCTTTCTTTGCTACAAAATCTAAAATAATTTTATTACCTTTAACAACCACATGTTCATTTTGTAAGGTTGTTAACCCATAGGCTTTTTTCTTTGCCTTCACATCAACCAAAGACCCCGCTCTTATGCCTGTTTTATCTTCAAGCTTCAGAAGAAAAGCTCTTGAATCATTATTAACTATCCCTTTCTCAATCCCATTTCTAATCTTATCTATCTTTCTTTCAAAAATTTTTAGCCTATTAAACTTATTTTTAGCTGCCTCTCCTATATGCAGAGCTGAATATCTATATTGCCATCTACCCGCAATATCCATACCAACAACTTGCACCTTTGCTTTAGGATCAGTAGAGGCTACTACTTGCTTCCATCCAGGAGGAATTCTCATCTTTTTAAATCTTTCTGTAACCTCTTCAGAAACAAGCTCTCCCCTTAAACTCCATTCCCCTCCTTCATCTCTTGTATAATCCATACATTCAGAAGGAATTTTAAACTCAAAGCCAACAGTAAAAAATTTTTCTGGTAAAATACACTTTACAAACCGGCCAATAGAACTCATAGGAGGTTCATAAATAGGTTTTGCTTCAATCTCTCCTAGCTTTTCTCTAATTACTGGAAGTATAGAACACCGACAGCCTACGTGGGGATCCGGGGGCTGATAATATCCCCCAGAAAAGCTGGCCTCCAAATCTACTACCTCACCATGCAATCTAGCACAAATTTCCTCTACTCTACTATCAAGCTGAGCCAACCACTGCTTTGCTCTAACAATATGCCTATTCCTTTGATACTGAGTTAATCTACTAAAGTTAGCTATTCTTATAGTCTCAGTTCTAGCTATCCGTCTAGCAGCATATCCCTTTTCTCTTATTGTTCCAGCAAAAACATTTTGAGCTCTCTTAGTTAATTCCTCTACGCTCTCTCCCAATCTATATCCTTCATTAAATGTATTCTCTAGTTTTTCTAACTGAGTCCCTGTTACCCCAGAATATTGACCCGGCCTAAGATTTTCCCTACCTGTACCAGCAAACCAGCTTGCCTGATTCCTTCCATATTCTATCACAGTAGGGCTCTGCTCATCTACTAAATTAGTCAAATTCCATTTAGCCATCTCTTCACTAGAAGTATTCCTCATTATAAAACCAAAATTACTTAAATATATATCCCTCATATTATTTATTGCATGACTCTCATCAAACAATAATGATTTAACAGGTATAAGTTGGCCTTCATTTAATTTATTTAAATTATTTAAGGTCTCATTTAACTCTCTCCTAAACTCTACATTCAAAGACCTTACAAAGCGGTCTTCTTCCTTTAATCTCCTTACTGCCCATTCCCTCCAGTATTGCTGTTGTTCCTCTCCTATATCAAATTCTGGTTGAATACTCCATATATACTCTTCTGAATACTTATCCTCTACCAAAGAAGTATTATCATCAGTCTTGATGTCTAATACTTCTCCTTCTATTAATTTAGCATTGCCATTATCTTTTATCTTTTTAGCTATTTTCTCTGCTAATATATTAAGAATTCCCTCTACCTGAACCCCCCCTCCTCCAGAGGACATAAAGCCAGCTGGAACTAAATTAGCTGAAACCAGAGGCTCTTTACCTCCCCATGAGGCTGGAGGCAAGCTATAAAGTCTCTCTCTAACTTCATCTACCGAAAAAATTGGATTGTTCCCCCCAATTAACCTTACAGCTATTTCGCTTTTTTCTATCTCACTCATTTGTAATGATCTTACTTCACTCAAGTCATGTCTAAATCTATAGTTTGATAACTCACTCTTCTTAAAAAAGAAAGGCAATAACCACTCGTCAAAGAACCCTTCTCGCTTCTTGAGTCTAGGAATTATAGTGTCTGACCAAAACAACCTCTCCTGTATTTCTGCATTGGCTAACTTACTAGCTGCTTCCATATCCATCATCTTTAATGGTGGTATATTATATATTGCCTCAACTTCCTCTTTATTCCATTTTTTTAATTCCTTATACTCCATATCTTTTGGAGGAACACTTATTCTTTTCCAATCCAAACCCCCCTCCAAAACCATTGGCCGATGCATCATCTCTACTCCACTATACCGAGCCTCAGTTTGTTTTCTTAATCTTTCAAATTGCTTATCATCCAACCTCCCACCAGCAACTAATATACCTGTCTCTCGTACTCCATGTTTAAAAAAATTACTTTCATAGACTTTAGTATAATATTCAAAAGTCAACCCCATTTTAAATACAGCTAACGGACTAGCTCCCCAAAACCAATTAGTAGGATTATAGTACTTTCTATGAATCATTTCATCCCTAGAATACAAAATTGGCTTCTGTCCATCACCCAAATGAACTGTATAACCCAGTACCTCCCCTGTCTCCTTATCAGGATGTATCCTCACCAAATCTGGCCTTATAGGCCATATTTCTCTGGGCATTTTAGTTGATGGAGATGGGTTTTCCAAGGCCAAAAAGCAATTACCAGTCAATTCCATATATATACTTTCAGCTTCAGTAAAGTCATAATAAGTCATTACCGGATTAATATTTTCAAATAACCTAGGTAAGGAACCTGAATATATATTTTCCCATTCTCCCTTCCGATTCCGTCCTTGAATAAGAAGAGGAAGCTGAGCCTGTGCTTCACTTATTGCTCTTACTGCCCGAAAAACCCAAACATTAGCCAAAGCTCCTTCCCCATACACAGAAAGAAAATCCTTAAAAGCATAAGCTTTCGGGGCTTCTATTCCAGTCTCCTGCTGCCAAGGAGAAATAACTTGAGCCAAAACCCTATGGACTTTCTCTTCCCCCCGAGAACTTATTTTATCAATATCTTTTCTTTTCATTTTCTTACTCTATCTGATTCCAAAAATACATGATCCCCTATTTTACAAACTCATTTCATCTTCACTGCCCACCAAGGAGGGATATTCAATCTCATTTCCTTAGGGGCATAGTAGTGATCCGCCCTGTCCGCCAAGCCTATCAATCTTTCTCCCAATTCCCAACATCCCTCCTCCACCAATTATATAAGGCATCCCCTGGGTAATATCTTGACTGTAAATAATTAGGGCTATTCCATACAATATGCTTAGGCATCCCGTTACCTTAGTAATCCAACTTTTCATAAAAATCACCTCCCTATAAAAAAATATTACACCGTCACTGACCTCATATAATCCTGCAAAATAATATCCCATTCCCAGCCTATTGGCCTAAAAGGAGGACGATACAGTCTTATTTCTTCGATCTCTTCCTGCCAAGAAGCTAAAATCTTAGGGTCAGGATCAAGTGGCTCCATATCATATTGAGTCTTTTTGTCCCGGGCTATCCTACCAGATGAACATCGCTGGCTGCAAGCTGGAACATATCCGGGGAACATTTTTATCTTTATATCTACTATAGTTCTTTTTCTGATTACTTCTTTGCCACAGTCAGGACAGGGGAATGATACAAACTCACAGGCAGAGCAATACTTTTTCTTATTGTTATTGCCCATCTCTACGCTACAATTCGCACAAAGGCTTCTTAGAGACATAGCTCAACTCCCTATAGTAAAACTGGGCATGAATATTCTAGATAAATAAAATCTTCTATCCAGGCATAGGTCTCTATGGCCCAGGCATCGTCATTATGCCAATGCTTATAAGCCAATAGACCATATTTGGGCTCAAAAGTATTAAGATCAGGCCCAATATCATAGGCATAATTCTCTTGTATTCCATATAAGGACGTAAGAACTAGATAAGCCCGTAATCCTATATTACCTCCAAAATCATAGGTTCCTATATCACTTATATAATAACCCCAAGAAAAGTTTTGCCTAAATATAGGCTGGCAAGATATTATGTTTTTTTCATCTACCCACCTCTCTAAGTTTGCTCCTATTAACTCTGCTATATTGTTTACCTCAAACAATCTCTTAACCACAGGGATAGAAGGCTCCCATAAAAACCCCTTCTCATTATCTAATAAAGTGCTTCGGATAGCTATAATCTCTTCATTACCTAACAAATCATTATGATAAACATCAAATATATGTTGCCCTGTAGTTCCTATTCTTTGAATCTGTACCAGTCTATCTCCAATAATTATTTCTCCCCAATGGCTATTATGAAAATCCCAGGGATCATCAGGGCTATGGTAATCTACTTCTCTGTGCTTAGCCTTACCAGGAAAATTCAGGGCAAAGGCTGTAAACATCTGATTTAGATCAATTTTCAATTTCCTGTCCCTCCCACCAAATGCTTTATACACCGCTCATCAATCTTTCTTAGCCAATCCGTTATCTCTTGATGATATACTCCCTGCTGAATCCTTAGATCAACAATACCATCTTTCATTTCCACAAATCTTTTTTCAAATTGTTTAAATTCATCCTGGTAGACAACCCCATTAGCCAACTTATTCATTCTATCCCAGGTTATTTTTACTACCGCCCCTACACCACCGAGGGCTATAAAAGAAGTAATTAAAAAGATAATTGTTTTTGGGTCTGCAAATATATCCACTCATCACTCCTTCTTTTTTATCTGGCATCTGTTTCTGTTTTTCCATCTTCCTTTATTACTACTATCTTTACAGGGTTTCCACAAAGCTGACACAATCTAATTTTAGTACTCTCCCAGTATACACCACACTTATCATTGGTGCATTTTGCGTAAGAACCATCAGTTTTTTCTTGATTTTTACGGAACATTATTTCACTTTAACCCTCCTCCAGACCTGATATAAAATAAACCTGCCTTTATAATTTTACCTAGCATATTCTTATCTAGAGGATGATCCACCACGTACTGGTCAATCATCTCTGGCGTTAAATCTCCAAACTTAGTTATTTGCGGAAATTCGGCTAGAATAAGCCCTTCAAAGGCTTTAGCGGCTTTCTCTTCATCTGTTAAAAGAGGAACAAAATCATAGGTTAGCTGATACTTGCCCTCTAAATCTTTAGTAACAATTATTTTAGTGGCAGTAAAGGCCTTATTTATTTCTTCTGGCAAAGAAATACTTATATAGACTTCATCAGCTTTTAGCATCTCTAGTTCATTTATTCCCGGTGCACACTCAGTAGTATCTAAAAGATTAAGGGCATATTTTTCAATAACTTCTAGCTTAACTGTATTAATCTTACACCTAACACAATTAGGAGTACCAGCAAAAGCTATTACAGAAAAGCAGCCTAGCAATAACGTTGTTATAAATAGTTTTTTCATATCTTTTCTCCTAATCAATTTTATATCCAGCACAAAAACTATTATTATTTCCTAGTGTATCAACGTTCCCTCCTGTGTTTTGCGTCCCCGCACATTGAGCATAATCATTCTCGTCAAGAAATAGTAGTACGCTACTGCATGGGGTTATACCAGATGTCCCTGCTGCATGGGGCCCTCCGGTTCCTGGATAAGTAATAGAACCGTTTTTAAGCACCCCATGCTGATACACTTTTCCATCTACACCTGGGTTAAAACCCACACAACCTATAATAAGATAATGCCCATCCTCCCCAGGAGTGTAGCGATCAGTTGACAAATTATATTTCCCCGCAGGATCAAAATCTTCTCCATCCATACCAATAACCGTCCATGCCTCTGAAGTTGTTGTTGTTCCCACAGTAGTATTAGCGAAAAATTGTAATCTTCTTTCTCCCATCATTGGCCCCTCGGCAAAGGCTGCTGGGATAGGGCTTTTAGTAACTGACAACCCTTCAAAATCCGCTATATCAGTATCTGCAGAAGCTACTAGCTGAATTACTATGTTGGTAGGAGTAGCATCCGTGGTACAAGTGCCAGTTACTAATGTCCATGACGTTGCTGTAGTATCGGTGTTTATATTAGATACGCAACCAGTCGTTATAACACTAGTCGTGTCTCCTGCTGTAGCCTTTGTCCATACTGAGATAGAATATACAGTAGAAGCTTCAAGGGTAGCTAAGGTAATGCTTATCCCTTCATCCCCGGCCCCCGTTGCCGTTACTCTCGCCGCATAAGGCCCTACACTTCCATAACCCTTAATACCCGTTATCTGAGCCACAGTAGGTGTAAGCACCAACGCAGTCCCAAACGGAGCATTACCAGTCCCATCTGGCCATAACTCCATTCCACCAGTGCCAGAGGAAAGAAGGTTGGAAGGATTGGCGTTGGGGCCGAGGCCCTCAATATAATCACCTGATCTCACTTGCCCAGGGACACCAGCGTTCAATACTAAGGGCTTCTTATCTGCCGCTATAAGAAAAGGAAACAGCATTACCAAAAAAGCTAGCAACCAATGTTTTCTTTTCATAATATTTATCTTCTCCCTATTTTAAGCCTAAATAAATATTAACAATATCGCTAGCTCCCGGGCTTGCTGCCCTTACTCCTACCCTCAAATGATCTATTTCCTCAGTCACCATATATCCCGTGTACCAGGTAGCCTGCTCGGACGTCTTAGTAAATACATCCAACTGTGTCCAGGTACTCATAAAAGCAGCCTTACCCTCTATACTAAAAGCTACAGAGCCACTATTCAATATTCTAGGCTGATAATATATTTCTTTACTTCTATATCTTGATACATCTATCAAACCATTAGTAGCTGCCAAACCACCAGAACCCACCGAGTTATATACAAAACTACTCGCTAGTCTAACTGGATTAAATTCCCGAAATAGAAATTGAGTAGCTGCCTTATAATAGGCATTCTGGTAAACATCAAAAATAGTAGATCTAGGCATATTTAAATTATTTTCCTTTCCTCAATTCTATTATATTAATTTGTACAACACTTCTTAGTCCACATCAAGTTTAATAACAACACTATAGGTCAAACCCCCATCTGAACCACAATAACTGAATTACCGACACGGTCCTGATGGAGGTGCCCCGGCAATAAATTTTAATTCTCCAAATTGTGATGGGTCAAGATAGCTTGTCCCATCACCACTCCATTCCTCCTGACTTTCTCTTGTACCGCCGGTATCGGAATCGTTAATGGCAAAATCAAGACCAATAATATCGTTTATTGCGGGAGATACTCCGCTTCCCCCTAAGTCT